TCTCAACATAATCAGTTGCGGTTAAATCAAGTATTGCCGAAAATGAAAGTATTGGGAATACTGTTGCAGTTGCTGGCGTATAAACAGTTTTGATAGTTGAACCATTTTTGCGTAAATATAATTCTCTATCACCTGTTGCATTTGCAGCAAACTCAGTTTGACCAATAAGTAAATATTTGCCACTTTTGCCTGCTGGAATTGTAATCCTGCCCGTATTACTTGAAGTGCTATGGAAAGCATCTGTATCGAAATCTTCACTATCCCAAGTTAAAACTGTTACTGTATTATTGGCGATTGTTTGTTGGACTGTATCTTTTAATGCTACGCCAACAAAGGTTGGTGTGCTTCCGCCAGCAACAGCTGTCCACGCTGAACCACTGTAATATTCTAAAGAATTGGTATCTTTCAAATAAGACATATTGCCTTCTTGTGGACTTGTAACTGCGGATGTTCGTGCTGCTGCACTTGCAAACACCCACACGCCTTGCATTAAGTAGCCATCAACATCGGCAGCGGTCAATACCTCGCCTGTAACAAAGTCCTTAAATCCTAATCCAGCGGCCATTATTTCTCCTTAGTAACTGAGCACATTATAGTCTAAAGTGCCGTATATATTGTTATTTAGAATCAGTGCATCGATGACTGGTTCAAGGGTCGTAAAGAAGACCCTAAAGCTGTTGGGTGTAATAGTTGTCGCTACTCCAAAAATCTGTAAAGTGTTATCTAAAATAGATCCACCTGGCTGGGTAGTCACAATTCTAATAGGGTCAAAGAAGTCCAACTCTAGGGCTGCAATAATGCCTGCGTTGTAATTGGCTGTATATAAGTCTAATTCGATGCCATCGCATCTAACCTGTGTCTCGGCACGGCTAGCGACATAAGCACGTGCATAATCCAGGGCTACAGCATCGGTCTGCATTAGAAGGTCTTGTAGGTTATATGAGTGGATAAAGTATTTGTCAATAGATGCTTGGTTGATGGCTGTCTGTGGTGATCCACCTGTACGGCTTACCTGGGCTGAATTGAAAATTAAGTTATCGTCTAGTTTCCAGATCGCATTGGCGTACGAAATGCCTGTGCCATTATCGTTAAATGTAGTTACTGTGCCACCAGCTGACCCTGCTGTTACAGATCTATCTTGGAATACAAACTCGCCATCGGTGTTTACATACAGCGCCCCATATTCACTGTCGGCCACAGTCTGCATAGCACCTAAAGAAGTGCGTGCTGTGCCAGGATCTGCCTGTAATGTAGTAAGTCCAGCATCGACATCACGCATGGTTGCTGGCCAGTCGATCTGATCTAATATCTGGTTAATTCTGGTGCCTGATAAGTTCCCAGCACTAGCACCTGTGACTGTTGATACCTGAGCATTCTGAGCAAGTCTAAACGCATCTACAGCTTGAATGGTTGTATAGGCAACCTCTGTTGCATCTTTAGGCTGAGTGTTTACATAGCTTGTAATAAAGCCAGAAAACAAAGAATAAGTGGTAGCGCCATAAGTAGCAGAGATTTGTACTTTCTTCATAGGCGTTAGCAATTCATAATATGGCCCTGACGGATTAGTTGGGTTAAAATCGCCATTTTGATCTACTATGCGCAAAGTTAATTGTCCTGTTTGGAATTGATCGGCTAAAGCGTTACGGCCTCGGCTAGTTTGTATGTAGTTAATTTGATCTGATACATCAACAATCAGAGCTGTAGAATCGCCTAATATGTTTACATCTAATATACCTGTGCCTAATATCATCGCCTGAGCAAAACTTGGCCCAGTTGAGAAGTTAATTATCGCATTAATTGTTGGTACAGCCATTATGTACCGCCAGATAGACCGCCTGCAGGTGTAGTGCCACGGCCCATCTTGTTAATTCTCAATAAAGTTTCGTTAATTGTGTTAGTTAAATCTTGCTCAGTTAACACTGATCCAGCCACGTTTACAGTTACTGGTGCGTACTCACCACGTGATACGCCGCCCATAGCAAAGGTCGCAGCGCTTGGTAATTGCATAGCACCGCCAACGCTTTGGGTAGGCACGTTGCTAATGTTTTTGTAAGCATCTGCGTATTCGCCACGCTGGACTGCTCCCATAGCAAAATTAGAAAATGCGTCTACAGCTAATCCTGCTTTAGTCAAAGAATCTGCAAGTAGTTTTGTCTTAGCCGCTGCATCTAGTTCAGCATTATACTTCTTGCTCAAAGCCTCGTTGTTGTCTAGAATTGCAATTTTAGCATTGAGCCTTAATTTAGTTTCAGCATCGGTTGCCTCGCCTAAAGCCTTCATTAAGCCTATGCGTTCAACGTCAAACTTGTCTTTAAGTTTATCTACTTCTGATTTAGCCTTGAGTTTTTTTAATTCATCGGCTGCTAGTTTGTTTTTCTCTTTTAATAATTTGTTTGCTCGCTCAATATCTTTGGTGGCGCTTGGTCCTAAATCATAAGTAAAATTAGATGCTGGCTTATTGCGATTTTTACTGCCATAAACAGATAAAGCACCTGCCAAAATTGATGCACCTTTGCCACCTGGTTGTAAACGTGTTAATAAATCGGCTAAGCCAGCAGTTTTTGTTTTTTTGGCCAGGCCATCTAATTTACTAATTAACAAAGCTAAACCATAGATTGCATCGCCTATAGATTTTCCAAAACTTTCCATATCGCTTGCAGCGTCTTCAATACTTTTATCTTTACTTAACAATGATAATGCGTCTAATAATCCTTTGCCAATTTCTTCTGATGCGTTGGCTGCACCCACTTTTAGCAAATCCATTTGGCCAGCATAGGTTTCTAATCTAGCCGCTGATTGACCCGCAAACTTTTGATTAAGTTCGGCCATAATTTTTTGCATGTTGCCAGTTTTTAAAGTGGCTTTGCTTAATCCAGTTCCTAATTTGCCCAATGCTGTAGTTTGTCCAGCGTATGCTTTGGCAAGGGTAGTGCTAATTTGCTCTACTGATCCATACCCAGCTGCGCTTAAATCTAAAGCTAGGGCTAAAGCTTCTTGGCTTTGAGTAATTGATGACGTGACTGTTAATAATTTTTGAAATGCTGGTCGTAATTCATCATCAAGCACGCCTGTAGTCCTCTGTAATTTTCCAATGTAATCTTCTACCGCTGGTGCGCTAAAGGCATATCCAGTATTTTTTAGCTGTAATTCTAAAGATTTAGCAGCCTTCTCGTCAGCCATAAAAGCACTAATGGCTTTTTTACCGTAGTTGAGTATTGCTGCAGCGCCAAAGACTCCCGCAAATGTTTTACCTAATTTGTTTACTTGTTTATCAAAGGCACCAATTTCTTTTTGGCCTTTTTTAAGTCCTTTATTATCAAAGGTGCTGACTGCGCTGACAATTAAATTAGCCACTATGCTGCCTTACCTAATCGTGTTTTAATGTTAAAGTCTGTGGCTACTGTGTTAATAGCCTTAACCACGGCTGGGATAACCTTGGCGGATTCTTCAAACCAGGCCCTATAAATTAAACGACCTTTTTGTTTGTTCTCGCCTTTCATCTGGCTAATAGATTCGGCAGATTCTATAAACTGTATGCCAGCATTAGGATTAAGGCTTTCTGAATTAGATGCCCCTCTGCGATTCTTTCGGCCAGCAGTTTCGAAGATTGCGCCAGATGCTGATATGTTTGCTACGTAGAATGCAGCTCTATAACCTGATCGATTGCGACTGTTTGTGCCAGCGTTATACTTAATAAGACTTTTAGCTAGAGAATAATCATAGGCTGGGAATGCCCTGTATTTGATTGTGTCACCTGATGCAGTGCCTTTACCCCAGCCACTTAGGACTTCGCTTTGTTGCGGTAAATAACCACGTGCTTTATCTCGGACAATAAACATGGCGGTCTTAATATCTTTAGACATCTGTTTGTTAAGTTCAGGTTCAACTTCTCGCATAGCCTTCTGGAGTTGCTTAACGCCGTTTACCACGACTGGCATTTTTGATCTCCTTAGCTCTATCTGTCAATACCTGGATTATTGCTAGATACATTTCGGTATCCATATCAATAAACTCGCTAGGCGGTATTCCAGTCTCTACTGCTAATTGCGCAATAGTGTAGACAATAGATGACCGCTCAACTATTTTTTTTCTTCGTCTAATACCTCGACAGTTTCTAAGCTGTCAATAAAGTCAATACCCCATAAAGGTATTTGTGCGCCAGCCCTGCGTAAGCATTCATAAGCCAGCCAGAATATCTCTGTTTGACGCTCATGCTCACGCAAGACCTTGCTAATTCCTGATCCATACTTTAATTCGAAAGCGTACTCGACACCTGGTGTAATCTTGTGTTCAGATACCTCACCATTAGCCCTTGTTATCTTTAGCTTTGCCATTGTTGCTCCTTAGTTAAAATGCCACGGATGATGACACTGTTACTGCGGAGTTTACTGTAAAGGACAGACTTGATGTTGCAACCTCAGCCACGCCACCTTGACCGATTGGGGTCAGGTTATTTACCAAGACTGAGAATTGGTAGGTTGGGTTTGTAGCTGATACGGCAGTGCCTTTAACAGTAATTACTGATACTGACAGGGTTTGTCCAAAAGCTGCGTTTAATGTTGTCATTACTTGGCTG